TGTAATTAAACGCATTTTTATCTACCTGTTATACTTTAGTTTGTTGATCGGGTTCTTGATACCCGTTTTTCTTTGTCAATGTTAAATATAATGTTCCGCCAGCTGGTGGCATTAGAATATTTATATTTGAACTAGAATTTGAATTATCGGCAAATCCAAACATTTGTGTTAAGGACCAATTATCATTGCCAAACAATGTTAATGTATTCGCAGCTGCAGTATGTGGTCTTTTAATAACAATGGGGGATGCAACTGAATCGGATGCAGACCAAACCATGCCTGTAATTGTAACATTAGTATTAGCGTAACCTAAAAAAGTTTCATCCGCTAAAGCCAAATCAGAATTTAAATCAACGTTGGCCTGACCGTCGCCGACAAATTTAACAACCGCCTGTTGTCTAACTTTTTTAATTACCGTTTTTGTGACAGCCATTTGTGCCTCTTAAAAGTTTCTAGATGCGGCAGACGCTAGTCTTGCAGCAAAATTTTGTTTACCAATAGCTTTAGTTACGCCACCAATTGCTTTGATGCTTTTAGGTACACCTTTTTGTGTGTTACCACGCTTTGAAGCAACTTTGGGGTCTGTAACTTTATTCACATATGATTGATATGTAGATGATTTCAATTCGTCAATTTGATTTTCGTCATCTTGCTCAACGCTATCACCCATATAGCGACCTTTTTCATATCCTCTGCTATTGGGATCTGCTTTGGGAGCAGGTGCACTCGCAGGCTTTGGATATTGTTTTGCGCTGGCGGTTTTAATGCCTTTTTCCAATTTGGCTTTTTTAGCCATTGAATTTGCATCAGTGTTGTTTCGTATGCTGTCAAATTTCTTGTGGCCTGCTACTTTATAATTTTGTAAAGTATTTTTTGATAATTCATCTAAAGTGTTTTCGCCGTCTGGTTCAAATGATGCAACTTGCATTGCGCCTTTTGATTTCATCCATGCCTCATATTCAGACATATCGCGGAATTTTTTCCCTGTAATTTTTTGCTTCATCTGATCTTTATCATTAGTTGCAAAATATTTTTTCATATCTGCCAATTTAGCTGATACAGGAGCAGGTTTTTTATTCTGTGAACCAAAAGATAAATTCATCTCATCTATTTCACTTGACATATAGTTTGAAACAGTTGAAATATAATCTTCTGCCAGTGTAATTTTAGATTGAACCCACTCAGGAAGATTATCATTGTCTTCTAGCATATCATGCACTCTTTGAGCATTCATTATAATACTTCGTAATTGACCACGGGCCATATCGCCTTCGTAATCGTATTCACTTTTTTCTTTGGCTTCTTTAACTTCCGAAGCATGATGCTTTGATAACTCAAATGTAAATTTACCAGCTTGTACAGGCATACCTGTATGAATAGCTTGATGCTTAACATTTGTACCGTGAATAGCATTGGCAACAGATAAATTAGCGTGAGTATGAATATTACCTTCTGAGTCTTTTGTAAGCACTAAAGGATCTTCATGAGTTGTAGTAACTTCTTCATTTCTTTGAATGTTACCTTTTAAAGTTTTAACATCTTGTTTGTTTGCTTTTCCTGTGCTAGTTACACGAGCAGGAGTTCTGTTTGCAAGTTTATCATAACTTCCAAGTGTATGGCCTGGTCTTGCATAGTGACTTTTGGCATCAGCGGCACCTTGAACGGCAGCTGCTGATTTTGCATCTTTAGTCTTTTTGGCATGGTCTGCAAATTTTTGAGGATCGTGTGACTTACCATAGTAGTAATCGGAATCAGGATCCGATGCTGACTTAGCAGCTTTAGCTAAAGTCTTTGTTGATATTTCATCAAGGTTTTCTTCAGCAACTCTTTTAGCGGCTGCTGTAGCAATAGCCATCTTTTTGCCCATGTCCATACCTGGATTCTCACGCTCCATGGCCATAGCAATTTCCTCTCGCTTTTTCTTTTCAGCGGGAGTAAGAGTTTTTTCTACTAAATCTAATCTTATTTGATTAAACTTCTTCATTTTCTTGTTCTTCTTTTTGTCCGATTGAAGCTGCTATTTCTTGTTTCTTTGTATCTAATGCATTGGATAATTTAAATCCCATTGCTGCATTAAATTGATTAACTGCATCGTTTGAACGATCAGCTAAAATATCATCTACCATATTTCTAAGCGTTGCTGTAGTTTCCATAATTTTCCTTACTGTTGATTATTTATAGCATCTAGAGGTTGTCCGCCAGCGCCCAATGTAGGTGAAGGTTCAGATTCAATCTGTTCTTCCATCTGCCCAATTTCTTCATCAGTCATTCTTAACACATTTTTCATTATATATTGTTTACTAAAATAAGTCCCAACATATGGTTGCATCTGATTAATAATATCTACGCGGTTACGAAGATTTTCAGAATTTTTCATTTCCTCAAAATATTGATCTTGTGCAAACTTATATTGTATTTTTTCTTTAATATCATCCCAATCTTGGTCGGTTATAACACCTGTTAAGATTAGTTGTGTTTTAAGAACATCATTAAATAATTCACTAAACTTCTTACGCAGTCTGCCAACAAATTTAGCAAACTTTAATTCATCTCTAGTAATCTCTGTTGCTCTACCAAATGAAATACCTTGTTGAGGTTGCATTCTTGATAAAGGAACATTCAATGCCTGATATAACTTATTCTGAAAATAAACTATGTCTTCAATTTGACCTAAGTTTTCACCGCCGGGCAAAGTAGTAATTTCAGTACCTCTGCCGCCTTCTCTACGAGGCAACCAAAAGTCTTCCAACATTGACATAAATTTACGGTCATCTCTGATTTCGCCGGTAGCAGAATCATAAACAATCTTGTTTCTATAGCGAGCCATAATATCTTTTAAATATTGCTCAGCTTTCAATTTAGGTAAATTACCTACATCAATATAAAATATTCTTCGTTCTGGAGCACGAGCAAGTCTATAAATGACTAACGCGTCTTCCATCATTTTAAGTTGGTTAACCGGCTTAATAGCCTTATGTAAGTAACTTAAAACTACATTTTGTTCTGAATCATTTAACCCAGAAGGAACATATGTTATAGAATCTACAGCAACTTTTAGTCCCTGATTTGTACCAGAAACTGAAGTTTGATAATTGGGATTATAGTTAATCCCTTTTTCGCTATAGATAAAATATTCTTCAATTGACTTAATTAAATCAACACCCGTTTTTTGATCCTTATCCTTTTTAACTTCTCGGACTTTACGAATCTTTCTTGGGTCAATTTTTCTTAATTCTAAGATTCCCTTTTTAGGGGTCTTAGTATCAATAATTTTTTGATAATATATTCTTCCGTCAATATACCAACTGCGGAATATATCAAAGCCCTTCATATTAAAATCCAACAATCGCACAACAGTATTAAACTGTTCCGTAATTGCGGTTTTAATGTTGTCAGGTAAATCTAATCCATCAATATTAATCTGTACTGCAGCTTCATCTTCAACCGCTGCAATTGCTTCAGTTACAATTTCATCAATTGCACTGGAACAATCAGCATACATAGATGCTTCTCTGTATCGAGTAATTAACTCAGATTCAGACTTTGCGGTAGCATCCATATTAAGATAGGTGCCAAAATAGCCACCACCTTGTACGGTTGCTGTTCCATCATCAGTAACAGGTGGCACGAAAGATTGATTCCGCGCCACCTTGTTAATATCATTTACATCGTCACGACTAATTGTATAGCCAAACAAATTAATTGCCATTATTTAAATTCCAAAAAATTAAACACTTAATCCAAGCACTGCACCTGCTATTAGTGTGGAAGCCGCTACACTATCAGCTGCTCTTAGACCATACTCAAAATGCTGGTATTGGAATGAAACTGTAAATGTAGATAATTGATCATTTGCGCTAAAGTCTAATCCAACAGGAGAAATATCCACTGGAAATGCACCTAGCATTTTATATGATCTTAAAGTTGCACCATTTCTATCCAATTGCATAACATCAATGATTGACTGATATGCAGTAGGATTAGTAAAACCAGTTTTTAGTCCCATGTTTTCAATTCCATTCATCCACTCTTCTATACCATTTCTTAGTTTAAAATCTGTGTCGTTTAAAATTGTGCATTGGAAAGGTGCGAATACTTTATCGCCAGCCAGTTTAACTTCCCTACCTCTATAAAATACCGGAGTGGTACCTATAGTCTGGCCTGGAAGTTCTGCTACTGTAACTAAGAAACTACTAGATTCTAATAGTTGTCTGTCGTTTTGAACATACGCCGGAAACCCAATTCTAACTTGGAATTGATTAGGACGAGCACCGCCGCCCTTTAGTTGCGTTTTAAATTGATCTATTCTAAAATTGCTCATTTATTTTCTCCGGTATTAAGCGCCGAGCTCTTCAAAAGAAATACTCGATCTAGTGGCAACAAATGTCAATGTTATAAAGTTAATAGAACGAGCAGGCTTAACAAAAATGTCAGCTCTAAATTCATTTCTATCAATCACGTCGCCAGTATTGTTTGTTTCGTCACAAACAACTTTGAAGTCTGTAATACCGCGACGACCCTGAACATCTCTTAAGAATGGTTCAACTAAATTTCTAAATTGAGCACGTGTGAATTGATCGTTAAATTCAAACAACTGGAATTTTGCGGCTGTAGCAACTGCTTTTTCCAACACGATAAACAATCTACGAACATTGATTCTATCAAATGCGCTTGGTTTAGCTTGCATTGTTTTGTCGCCAAACAATATAGTACCTTGTCCAGGGAATGTTACCACAGGATTGATACCTGCTTTGTATAACGTATCTCTGTCAGCTTTACCTGGGCTATATGCTAATTTAACAACATTTCTAATTTGTCCGCGATTGTAACCACTAGGGCTGAACCATGGATCTGCTACAAAATCTGTTCTTGCGCATAAACCAGCAACGTCGCCATTTAATGGGACCCAACGATATTTGTCATTGTAACGGTCATACTGATATTTCCATCCGGAATCTATTTCAGCATAGCTAGAATTTACAGAGATTTGATTATTTCTATAATCTACAACATTAATTGGTTGCTGAGCAGGAGTAACGCCTACCACATCTGATAACTCAGGTGATAAGAATACCATACAATCTTTTCTGTCTTCTGCAAGGGCTACTAAACTACTAACAACTGCGGCGTTACTCCATGGACCTGCAGGAATTAAACTAACGTCGAACTCTTCGTCATTGGAGAATAAATCAAATCCGGCAATAACATTGCCATTACTTAGGGCAGTCTCTGCAGAAACACCTAGCGATAAGGATGCTGCTACACCTGTAGATAAAGAAGTAAATGCCTTCCCCGCTATTGCTGCAGTTCCCCACGCGTTTGCGCCAGAGGTCATTCCTGTTGGATGATCTATAGACCAAACATATTCCGAAGATAAATTAATTACATCTTTATAGTAATTGGAAGAACCGTTAGTATTTCTAGCATCTGATGCTTTTGACAAAAATGCGAATTTTTCTAATACGGAGTTGCGTGCACCGCCAGACCATGCTCCGTCTTCGTCAATCACAAGAACGTGAACTTCATCATTGGTTGCGCCAACTGAAGTTGCGTATGTTGACGTTCCTGGAGAACTATCAAATTGTCCCGTAATATTAGGAGTAACTGCGGTAGTTGCAAATGTGTTTGCGTCTACTAAAACAACTTTTAAAGAGTTACCTAGATTTCCTGGGTATTTTGCAGCAAATTCGCCGAGGCCTAAGCCACCTGCCGAATATATACCATTTAAAAAGTCATCTTCATTTTTAATTAAAATTGCGGTTGCGCTTGCGTTTGCAATTGCGTTTTTCGCGGTTCCTTCGTTAACAACACGAACTAGTTGTAAATTATTACCGTATGATAAAAAGTTAGCTGCAGTATAAAATGATGTATAAGTTTCGTCAGTAGGCCCGCCGAAAAACTTAACCAAATTATTCTCAGAATCGACGGTGGTAACTTGCCCAACAGGTCCCCATTGGAAGGCGCCAGCGAATGCGCCAGCGGAAGTAGCAACAGCCGGCACTATCGAAGATAGATCCTTTTCTTGTACTAGTACGCCAGGTGAAAGCTGAAATGCCATCTTATTCTCCTTAAGATTTTATAGATAGTCCAATATAACTATTGATTACTATTTATTTATAAGTATCTCTTTTTAGACATTTTCCAACCAATTTCTTTTCATTTTTTTCATCTCTGCTTCAGGGTCTTGATTCCACCATAAATCCGAGTCAATAACTTCTGGCTGCGATTTTTCCGGTAGCCCGTCATTTACTATTCCAAACGGTGTAAGATTTTCCTCAATCTGTTTAAATTGATCTTCGTATAATACTTTTCTAAGATTTGTGTCTGTCAAATCTTTAAAGAATGGTTCGTTTGTTGCCCATGAGAATAAAACCAAACACATGACCAAATCGTCATGGTATCCTTCATCTGCTTTATGGGTTCCTCGAACTTCAATAAATGTAGATATTTCCTCAATAATTTCTGCATCATGTATTAATAGTTTCGTGGCTTCTACCAAACTCTTAAATGACGTGCATCCTAATCGTTTAACTTGTTTCGTAGTTCTAACTCCAAGAGTCGCCCCATGGGTAAATCCACCGGACAAGTATTGTCCTGTTTTGCTATTACTTCCCACAAAGAATACATTTTCGTATTCTAAATCCATATACAACGAATCTGCTACTTGCTGTCCGTTATCGTTAATCTCAACTAAACAGTAAGCTTTATTATAATCTTTTGCTACTTTATATATTACATTGGGAAACATCAACGGACTGATTCTGTTACTTCTATACTTTGCAACCACTTTGTATGGATATGCGGTAATATCTATAACTGCAAATGCTGAGTAATCTCCCCCAACGCCTCGCGATGTGTCCGCGACAAGCATATAGATATGATCTTGTCCTTCGTACGTTCCATCGTCTTTTTTGGTTGCTCTAATTGGTTCTTCTAAAACATCCAGTCCGTCTTTTGTATAAACGAATTGACGAGTAGACATCTGAGAAATTGTGTCGGGATTAATAAGAGTATTGGATGAACCTAAGAATCTGCATAAAACCTCTTGGTTAAACTTTAGTTCGCCAAGCATAGATTTTTGTTCTGCTGCCCATTTCTCATCTCTACCAGGAATTTTGCTATATGGAATGAACATTGGAACAAATCCATTCAATCCTTGTTCTGCCTCATTCCAGAATTTCCAGAAGTGGTTATATCCCAATGGTGTAGATGTAAGAAGAATCTTTGTTGTTTGTCCCGCAGAAATTGTTGGGTAAACAGATGTGAAAAATTGTTCTGCAACATTATTTGGAATAATTGCTGCTTCGTCAATATACAACCAGTTTACAGATTTACCTCGAATACCAGATGAGCTTGTAGCTGACGTAAATACTTTAGATCCATTTTCAAGTTCAATATCACCCTTGTTGAATGTCTTGACACCTTGCTGCATCCACATAGGAAGCATCTCATACATTAGTTCGTATCGGGAAAGAACCTCTCGAGCTGCCGATGATTTATTTGCGAGAATAGCAACGGTTTTGTTTTCTTGAAATAACGTATACCAAAGAATACATGCTGCAGCTGTGATGGTCTTTCCCTGTTGGCGACCTTCCATCAAAATAACTTTACGGTTATTGAGTATTACGTGCACTTTTTCTTTTTGACAATCATATAATTTAAATGGTACAAGTCCGTAATCAAGAGAAACAATCTTACAGTAGTTCTCAATAAAATAGATAGGATCCTGCATACAACGCATAAGTTCTTTAACTTGTTCTGCGCTGTAAGATTCAACAATTCCTATCGGTTTAAGATTTGGATTGCCGTTATATGATATTTGTTTATTGCTCAATTGTTTTGCCGTCGTCTTTGTTCTTTAGCATTTTAAATAACTCAGCGGTTGAACCTGCGAATACTACGTTATTATTTGTAACATTCTTTGCAGATACAGAGTCGCCGTCTTTTAAATCTTTAACTTTTTTCTGTAATTCAATTAAATCTTTAGCAACATCTGATACGGTTTTTATTAATTGGCCAGCAACCTCATATGTTCTGGGATGCTCAGAATTTTTAGCAAGTTCAATCATGTCATCCAAAGTATTTTCACTTTTATATATTAGATTGCGTAATGTACTTCTTGCCAATTGGTAATCATCTTCTTGATCTAAGTTTTTGCTTGTTTCTGGCGCAATTACAGGCAAATTTTCCGCAGGGGCCTGAGATTCAATGTCAAAAATCTTATCAAGTTCTGGTATATGTTTCATTAAAAATCTTCAAAGGTTTCAATAAAGCCAATGTCATCTCCAGGTTTAGCTGTCAATGGATTTGGTTGTATAGTAATAGATGATTGCTTTTCAGTTAAATTTTCATTACTATAAGTGTTAGCAATAACTTTCTTAATAACACCCTGTCTACTAATTGGGCCATAATAATTTAATTTCATTGTAAAATTTAATGTCCAAATGATAGACCGTCTATCTGAAAAATCGCCCTCATAGGTATCGTCGAAAGATATACTATTTAGTAGAATTGGTAAATCATTTTTAATACCCATCTGCGGTATTGTTTTCATCGTTAAATTATAATCAGGATTAAAGTATGGTATAATTTGTTCTATTATCTGTAAACCATCATCTTGATTCTTAGCATATACGTATAATGCAACTTGTATATTATACGGAGTAGGTGCATACTGAGTATCTAAAGTATTAATTGTAGAATTAATTGCTCTATTTTGTTGAAGCGGACTTATTTTTCGATTAACATCATATTCCAACGACAACATCTCAAAAGACATTCTTGGCAATACTACTTGAACTGGCCGCTCATCCACATTGGGTTGCTGTTGTATTCTAGTTAAGAACTTTGTTTTAGGCGCATATGATAACGGTATTCTTAATGTTTCCTCACTATTTCCATCCGCATCTTTACGATCAATGGTAATTGAATTAAACATATTACCAAAAGCAACAATTGCTTTTCTAGTTGTTCCCCAGTAAAATCTTTGATCTAACATTATTTAAATACCTCACCAAATGGATTTCTTTCTGTGAAATCTAATATGTCAGTAATGCCGGTATCAAAGTCGTCGTTTCTAGCGCCAGCATCAACTGTTGTTATTTTGTAACTTTCTAGAATCATCGGTGTTTCTGTGTTAAATTCTAATAATAATGACCCGTCTGATTCTATCAATAATTCAAAGTTGTTGAGATTTTGATCTATCGAATCTGCATAAGTATCAATCTCATCAATACCCGTATTAAAGTTCTCGCTAGAGAATTGCATTAGCTCACATTGCATTCTAAATATGTAGAGTTTGCCAAGCTGATAGAATGGGGTATCACCTTCTACTTTGCGTATTTCAAAATAGGATTTTGTTAGTGGAAAATATAATACGTCACCTTCAGCGGGTCTGTTAGCCAAAACTGTTTGACCTTTACTGCCAACTTCTTTATCCCATCTACGTCTGGATACTACAAAGGATGCGCTGTCGCGAAGTTCGACTCCAAATCTTGTTAGCAGGTCTCCCTCACCTTCAAACCCATTTGTGTTTTCCAAATACATCTCAATTGGATACGCATTCTCATAATAGTTTAACGGATCCTCAACCAAAATACGATCCTCATTAAAAGATGTTCTTGGGATATAATAGACTTCGAAACCATAGATTTGTAGGCATTCGATTATTAGATCTTCGTAGAGATTCTGCTCCGAGGCTCTGCCCATCGGAATGCCAGATTGAAAATAATGGTTAACTGTTGCCATAATTCTATAGACTTCTATTGACTTCGGTGTTAGTATATGCTATGAGGTTAGGTGATATTAAGTATCAGCCTGTAAAGAAATCTACTGGTAGTTCAAATCTAGATTGTATTTCAGCTTCAATTTTTAGCAATTCATCCTCTGCTTCATCATATATTTTACCACCATTTAAAACAACTCCTCCAGGAAGTTGCACTCCGTCAAATTTTTTCATATTTGTTCCCCATTGCCGCTTAATTAAAGCTGTCGCATATCTTTTCAAGAACATATCGTTGTAAACATCCGTGTATGTGTCCGGATCTAATATTCTCCAGGCTTCAACAACGATATTACTTCCTACATCAACATCCGCTGCCCAGTCCATATCTATGTATAGACGATTCATATG